TGCAGCAGGGTCTTCATTAAAACTTCCATTCATAGAAGCTGAAAATGAATAATCTATAGATGCGGAAGTGTTTGAAAGAGTATCTGCTACTACAGGAAATACTTCATATAAGTAAAAATTTTCACCTCTTGAAAGTAAAGAAACTTTATAAGTTATATTTCCTACATCAGTATATGGGATTGTAATTTGAGTTAAACTTGATAAAGTACTAGATTGATCACTTCCATTTTGATCTACTTTTGAAATTTTTAAAAATTTAACCCCAGTATCAGAAGTACCATCTCCATTTATAAACGAAGGAGAATTATGCCATATAGAAACATATCCATCTAAAGGTCTATTACTTGTACTATTCCAACTATTAAAATTATCATAATAAGATGGGCTGTTATTATATATTCTTATTTTATATGGAATACTTTTAGTAGAAACATTTTTAAATACATCACAATCCGAATTTAATTCTCCAGTTGTAGCTATAATAACAGAACCACTATATTCACCATTATAAAATTCATCTTGTGATTTTTGAGTTTGAACAATTGAACCTGATAATGTTGAATTTGCATATTGCCATTCTTGATTTACATTTGTAGTTGGATTATTAGGTTTTGGTGATAATAGATTAATAGTAATAGGATCCTCTAATTCTACTTCATCTTGGGTTCTTGTTTTACTTGCTGGGGTTACAATATTACTTCCAAGAGAAGAATCAAAAACACCATTAACTACATTTAATATTAAAATAGTATCTCCTGCTCCATACTCACTATCATTATTAGGATTAGCTAAACTATCATATACAATAGCTTGAAAAGTTGTATTATCTTGTTGTTCAACTAATTCACCATTTCTAAAAGTTCCTGTAGCTGATCCTACATAAGCAAAATGATTTTGGTAATTAAATTTAGTAACATTACATCCAGGCCCACCTGTTAAATTAGATATTGAACCAGAATTATAATCATTCCATTGAGGATTAACTGTACCTTCAATAAGTAAATCTTTTTGTACTATAGGTTGATTTTCTTCTGAAACATTAGTAGTTACAGTAGAAGTTTCTACAGTGATTATTTTACCACCTTCAGTTATTATATAAATTTCTCCTTCAGTAATAAGTTCAATTTCTGATCTTGCAGAATATTCTGCTAATAAAGTACTAATATCTAATTGTGGTTGTGGGTATTTATTTCTTTCAAGTAAATGTTGTTTTATTACAAGACCCGAAGCTAAACTTGTACGAGCAGGAATAAAATCCTTAATCATTTTAAATAATGAATTATCAAAGAATTTTATTAAACGTACAAAATCAACTAAATCATAACTTTTAGTATATTTTTGAAAATAAGCATCTCTTTCAACATTTAAATCAGGGTAATAATCTAATGAAGATGATCTTTGTCTTGGATCTCCTATATATTGACCAACATTAAAATAACCAAATTGACCTATAATATCATCATTAATTTCATTTTGAGGTGAAAATGCTACCTCTAGTAAATTTATATGTGGGGTATAACTTGCACTTGCTTCAGTTTCTTGGGTTACTCTTCTAAATGGAGATAATGTACTGCCCGTAGGTACAACATTATTTTCAAATCTTACCTTATCTGTAATTCTATTTTTTATTCCAACTGCAGGTTGATCTAAGAAATAATATTCTGTATTTGCTGAGTATGAAGGTGGAGTATTAAAATTATAATTACTATTACCTATAAAAGAATTAATTGAGGTAACATGTGCACCTAAGGCATTATACCAAGATCCTGTTATTTTTGGGTGGATTGATGATTGAGTTAAGGCAGTAGATATATTTAATTCACTTCCTAAACCTGCTCTAAAAACTAATTTATCAGCTGAAGAAGTTGGTTTATTTGCTTCAATCGATAAGGGATTCATTATATAATCCTTAAATGCACTTTCAGTAATATAAGGAGAAAAATATCTTATTTCTTGAAATGAACCTGAAAAATTAGAATACCCAGTATAAGGTTTTCCAAATGATGAAGTTGAATTATGAAGTAATTCCCACCCATCAGCAGCTACTGCAGAAGATGAATAATATCCAATAGAAGTACCATCTTTTCCATTGTAAATTTTATTTCCAACATGTAAAGATGCTGTTGTTGAAGAATTTACTGTAGCCATTACTGACCACCAACCCTCATTGAAAAATGGTAAATATGCACTAGCAGATTGTCCTGAACCATTTATATATTTTAGGGTACCATATTGATAATAAGGATCTTTTATAGATGCTGAATAAGAACCACTTGTTAAACCTGAGCCACTATATTCTAATACTATTGAGGAAGAAACTGTTGTTGATCCCATTGTCCATAGGGATTGGGAATAGTTTGTAGGGGGTATGCCTTCCGCTTTAAATCTAAATTGAACAGTTCTTGGATTTCTACCTATTTCTCCAGTAAATTGACTAAAGTTAATAATCCAATCTGTAGTTATAAAATTATTCCCATTAGTATCAAATGCATAATTAAATTTATTAAAGTAATAATCCCAATCATCATTATTTGTTTTATCTTTTCCTCCAAACTCACTTATTTTAAGTATAGTATCAGGAATACCATAGGATGTAATTAATGCTCTTAATCCAGGAATAGTACCTTTTGATTGAATTAAGTAAGGTAAATTATGGTATATTCTTTTATAAATTGATTTATTAACATCATCTAAAGGAGTTACTGTAGATGATGCAGATACCATATTATTAACATATTCATAACCTGTAGGAGGAGATAATGAACTTGTTATTTTTGGAAATGGAAATAAAGAACCATTAGGAGTCATTCCTAAAAATGCTGTGTATAGATCATCTTTACTAAAATTGTTTTGATATAATTTAATACCAAAATCTCTAATAGCGTTTGCAACTAAATCTTTAGATACACCATAATCTAAACGATTATCAGCATTATATTTTTGTGTAATATCTTTTGTATAAACCCAAATATCATCAAAATGTTGACCCACCATGGATACGAATAAGTCATAGGGTTGATTGGCAGCATCTTCTCTTAAGTATTCTGGGATTGAAAATAATAAATTATTGGGGTTTAAATTATCAAAATTAGAAGCTGATAGAATTTGACCTCCGTAATAGGCACTATTTTCAACATCACTTCCTAACCAAGTAAGAACAGTTGAACTCCCAGTTGTTGCTAGTTTATAGGGTTGAATAGAGTTTGTTTTAGGCCAAGTAGTAGAACCACTACTGTAGTATAAATAATATTCAAAACCATCAAATTTTTGTTTAACTCTATCTATTTTATCTTCTAATATATTAATACTAGTATCTGAAGAAGAAACCCCTGATAAGTCAGATATAGAAGATGAATAACTTTCAATTAATCCTACCTTATAGTAAAAATTTTCCAATCTAGTTTTAGCAGAACTAAAATGGCAAAAATCATTAAAATCTGAGTAGTCTATACTAATTTGTAAAGAAGATGAAGCTATTAAACTTTGAAGTTGTTGGAATGAACTAGTTGTGTTAGATGCAACTAAGTCATCATAAGAAAGTTTTTGTGTAGAATTATTAATTTCACCTTTTATAGGTATGTTTAAATTTGGACCTTGGATTTGGATAGTATCATCAAAATCAATTACTTGGTTTGGAAAACTTACTCTAAAAGCTTCGGGTTCGTTTAATGTAGTTACAACCCATAATTCACTTTTTAAATCAAATTCAGGAGGAAGAGGTTCATATAATTTTACTAATATAGTAGGATCATCAGTATTTTCATTATCTAATTTTACATTATTAGATATAAGTAAATCATTATTTCCAAAATTTAAGTAAAAATCTACAAAATAACCACTATCATTTCTTTTTTGGACAAAATTTTCTGTTTGTTCAATAATACTAATATTAGATAAAGTATTACTGTCTAATCTTACTTCAGTTCTGTCAGATGAAATTTCAGATATAAAAAGTTTTTGATTAACATTACCTATTTCTTTAGTTAAGAAATTATAATATGTAATATAATCTCCCCTATCAAATCCTAAATTTTGACAATCAGATTCTGGGTTGATATTAAATTGGGAAATAACATTTAAACCTGTTGAAGGGCTATCATTTTCAACAAAATAATTTATATAAGAATAGTTTTGGAATGCTAAAGTAGAATCATTTTCATATATAAAAAACTCAATACAACTTGAAGAAGTTAATGCTGTATCTATATCATTAGATGAAATTAAATTTTCATCTTGTTTATTATAGACTTGTAAGGTAAAATTATTTGGATCTACTTGTACTACAGCCATTATTCATTTTAACTTGGTGATAATGTAGATGCTAATTCTACATTTTCTTTTTGAGCATCCAAAAGATCTTCTCTTAATTGAGCAATTTCATTTTGAAGTGCAGTTATTTCATCATTTAAACCATCAAACCCAATATAATCTCCACTAGTTTTAACTAAAAATTCATGAGAATTAGTTTCACCTTCTTCAGGAATCTCATAAAATAGTTGATTATATAAATTAAAAAATTCCTGAACAGTAGGTTGTTCATCTATTTGTTCTTGTATTGTTTTAACTCCTAGTTGAGTAAAAGAAGTATCAATAGTTTTTTGATATTGTCTTTTACTAAATACATTTTTATTTAATTGTATATTTTCTGCCATTATCCATTAATTACTTTAAAATAATAATTATCATCTAAAATTAATGTTGAACCTTTAATATTAGTTTTAATTAAAATCTTATAATATCTTTCAGGTTCTAACCCATTCATATAAATGTCAAAATAATTACCGTCTCCATCTGAACTAATTTGAGTATAAGTGTTGTCATAATCTATAACAAATTCATTTGTATCCAAATCTTTTACAGCATAATATGAAGCAGTAGGTAAAAAATTAGTACCTGTAAATAAAGATGCTGTTTGAAATGTTCTTCTTGGATATTTAGGAGCTACGTTAAATCTAAATCTATTAATACTTCCTGAATAAAATACTCCAGGATTTTCAGCTAATGAAGATACTAAATTTGTAGTATCAACTATGCTAGATGTTAATGAACCTGTTAATACATTTGAAAAATCTTTCCATTTAAATTCTAATTGTGGGGGGTAAATAGTATTAGTATCAACACTATAAAATTGCATTACAGGTTGGATTTGGATATCAGTGTTAAATTCAACTGTGTCTTCCCATTTTACTATAAAGCCATAATTTGGCAATGAAGCAGATGAATCTACTCCTAAGGAACTACTATACCAGTTGGAAACAACCGTTTTAACTCCAACATTTAGATCTTTATCACTTCTAGTATCAAAAGATTGAGTTACAGCATATAAAGTTCCATCTGAACCACTTAAATACCAAGCTCCACCCCCGGCATTAGCATAAGTAGCATTGTATGAACTTGTAACAAAATGATTTGTTGAATCAGTTCCACTAGAAGACCATGCAGATGAACCAGAAAAAAGTGGAGAATCCCAACATACTCCATCTGTTACTTGAGGAGAATCTAAATATGTACCTGTTCCATTCCACCAATATTGAGCTACAGGGTGAACTGATAGATCTGTAGATTCAACAATTCCTTGAGCAGTTGCAATAAAACATCTAAGATTAACATCCCACTCATTACCTGAAATTTTGTTATTTATAACATCTTCTATTTCAGATTGGACAAATTCTGTTAGGAACCTGGAGACCTGAGGGAGTGAATCTACAGCCATATTTATATTGAATATTTCAATTATAGCATCTATCCCTGTATTCATTTTGGGGTAAAAAGAATATACTGTTGAGTCCTTATATGGGAATAATTTATATACAGCCATTATATGTCAAAAAATTTACCTCTTAATGAATCCATATAGGAAGCTTTAGGAGTATATTGTTGTAGTTGTGTAGTTACAACCTTTCCTTCTTTATTTCTTAGAGCAAGACCAGAATTACTAAACTTAAAACCAAACATATTACTTGATCTAGGAGTTTGATATGGTCCTATTGGAACATTACTTGAATTAGATCTATTAGGACCTCCAAGAGGTTTGGGATTTTCTAAATCTAGATTAGTCTCATGAAAAGAAAATCTTAAGGGTTTATTGAAAGGATTCATAATTTATAATTTTATAGTGGTACTACTCTACCTTTAATATCTGTATTAGGGTATTTAATTTCAAATATGCTTGGATCTAATGAAGGATAAATAACTCCATCTTGAGTTGCTCCTTCTATATCATAAGCATAAGGTGAATATCCAATTGACTCACCAGCTTTATTTGAGAATAATATATTTTTAACTGTTTGTACTCCCTTTATTTTATCTAATCTAACAAATAGTTCTCTTGTCATGATAGGTTGATTTATTTGCCAATTATCTCTTAAAAAATATTGTTTTAAGGATTCAATACAAGCTAGTATAACTTCATTATTATTATAATTAGGTAATACTATAATTTCAAAATCAACAACTATATTAATAATAAATCCATTTCTAATTTCAATATTATCACCTATTACTCTATATTGTGATAAATAAGTTCTTAAATTTTTCTTTAATGTTGAAGTTGCATCAGCAAATTGACCTAAAGAATTTTGAGAAATTGTCCACAAATTAAGAGTTTCAACTGTAGAAACTTGATCATCTGTTAATTTAGGCTGTTCAACATAAGCTTTAGCTACAGTTCCAAATTCAGAAGGCATACTTAAAGCTCTAACTAAATAATCCTCAGCTGTTACAGATCTCATTTGAGCTGAAGCAGCAACTAAAGTATTTTGTCTTATTTCTTCAGTAGTATCTCCTGCATTACCCCCATCAGCAGCTGAGGGGTTGTTTACTGCTATCGAACCAAAAATATAATTTGCAGTAGTACCATTTAAATTGTTATTATTAAAAGCAACATTAGTGGTATCTAATGTAGATAAATCATCTGCAATAACATTAGATTCAACTCCTCCTCCTGTTAAATATCTTACTGTTAGGGTTGTGTTTGATGGAGCAATCCCATAAGTTCCTGTGTATAAAAAATTTGTTGGTGAATATGCAGTTGTTAGTTTATCTACCTCAAAAGGTAAACCTATACCTACATTATTAGGGTTGGGGGTAATAACTTCATCTTCATCTGAGGAGGTACCAGACCCAAATTGTATTTGTAAATTAGTAGCAGATGTAAATCTAGTAGCAAATCTTCTTTGGATTTTTTCTAATTGTAATAAATAAGGAACTTGACCATCATCTTCTACATTATTAGGATCGTTTGTATTGGTGTTTTTTATATTCTTAAATACCATTTCTTGACCTAAATGATCTACTTCATACCAAGTATTTCCGTCACTGTCCACTACATCTAAAATACCTATAATATTAGCAGCACTTATATTAACAGTTGAAAACTGTTCAGGAGATCCAAATGAAAAGTCTTTAGAAACAATTTTTGATGAAATTGCTTTTCTTGTTTTCTTTAATAGATAGTATTGAGGTACATCTCCTGATGATTGGTAAACTGTTACTTCAGTTGGATCTAAAGAACTAGAAACTGAAAAATCACATTGATCTTGTAATAAAAATTCAATATTTGTATTAGCAGAAGATTTAATTGTACTATTTTCTCCAATGGTTAAAGCGTAACTATAATCAGGAGTTACAGTTGTTCCCACGGTTAGTGATGGTATTTGTTGAAATATTTCTATATTTGCTTGAGCAGCACCTGTTGCTTTAGGTTTATAACCAAACATATAAGCTAACTCATATAAGTTATTTGTTTGTCTTGCAAACTGAATAAAATTTTCTTGGAATTGGTTGTCTAAATAAAAAGACATTACATCACCAACATAAGCAGCCATTTCCATAAACATCATTCCTGGGGATGTTGGAGAGAAATCATTGTAAGTATTTGGGAAATAGGTTTGGGAGAAATCAACTAATTTTTGTTTAAAATCAGCAAAATCCCTATTTAAATATTTTACGTCTCTATCTGTGGCCATTATGCAAAATCTATTTCTAATGTATCATTAATATTAGTATTTATAACATTATATTTTAAAATTACAGTTATAAAATTAAAATCTTCTTGTCTTGTTATATCTAAACTTCCTATAAAAATATTAGGAAAAAAGGTTTCTAAATCCGAAGATATTCTTTCTTTTAAAAAATCTAAATTATCAGTTGCAATTTGTTCAAATACAAATGCTCTTAAACCCCCTCCAAATGAAGGGTTTAATGGTCTTTCCCCTTGATTTGTTAAAAAGTAATTAATTAAATTATTTTTAATAGCAGCTTTAGTAGTATAATTAGGTTTAAATACCCCAGGAGAAGAAAAAGGAATATCAACTCCTACAGCAGCACTGTCATTAAAATCAATTGGATAAATATGTTGAGCATCAAAAGGCATTTTATTTTCCAGTCATTAAATTCATTATTTGATCCATTCCTACATCTCCATCTGGTAATTGTCCATTAGGAGATGTTGTATCCATTGATCCTTGTGGTTGAAACTTTTTGGGTACATCCTTAGTTGTAAAATTCATAGACATTTCATTTAAAATATCTGTGTATTTTTCTCTTGAATTCAAAGATGGAGTATGGTTAACTACATCTATATTTTTACTTTCGGTTATAAGAGGTGCTTTGGGTGCTTTAACAGCTTCTAAAAGAATATCTTTTAATTCTTCTTGAATTGCCTCTTTAACTGCATTTTTTATTAATTTTTTAAGTTCTGTTGATTTCATATAATATGTTTTATATAAATATTAATTTATTCGGCTTTTAAATCATTTTGTTGAATATAAAATACTAATTCATCTATTAAAATTTGATCATTTGAACTATACGAATATTCTCCTGTTAATACAACTACTCCTTGAGTATTTTTAGCTATTGCTCTTCTACGTTTTAAAGGATCTCCTGTAATTTCTGTTTCAACTCCCATATCAAAACCATTTACATTAGTTACTACGGGAGATAATTGGTTTGATTGGTTTTGAGTACTTGTTATTAATTCGTTTGATACATCTATTTGAGTTAAAGCATCATCACCTATTTCTTTAGCACATCCTTGAATTAAAATATCTAACATATTTAGTAAACCTAATATTTTTTTAAGTTCTTCAAGAATAAAATTTAATTGTAAAGTACCTGCACCTAATTTACCACCAGATACTTTAATTAATCTTTTTAAAAATGCAAGTAATTTAAATAATATTAAAGTAGGACCAACTGGGATTGGGGTTACTGCTGTAGATGGAATATTACTAATAATATTAAATGTTACTTCAGTAGCTGTTGTTGTTATTTCACTAGTATCAATTACTATTTTAGGAAGTTTTAGTGCTTTAGAAATACTTTCAACTGATTTGTAAATATTATTAAGCTGTTTAGTAAGTTGGTTTTTTCTTTTTATAAGTTCATTTAAACCCTCTATATCAATCGGACAAGTAGCATTTAAATCTTCAAATTTATTCTTATTTTTTAATTCAGATAATTTTGAAACCCCAAAATCAGCTATAAGAGTTAAAATAGCAGGTATTAAAGTTATTTTAATAGTATCAAGTATTTTTTTAGATATAGTAGTTATAAAATCTTTATCTATATTTTGATTAATAAGTTTCTTTTGTTCAGGAGTAGCTCCTAAAGCTTCTTGTTTATCCTCTTCAATACTTAATTTAATGGGTTTTAACTTAATAGCATTTGAAATAGTTATAATCTTATTATCTAAAGTTTTAATATCTTTATCTAATTGACTATAATCTTTAAGCTTAAGGTTTAAAACTAAGGGATCTTCTGAGATGTATTCGCCTTTTATTGTGAATTTTCCTTCAGTATCAGTTTTGGTTTTTTTACCATAATTATCACTTATATTTACCCCAGCAAGAAAAGATAAGGTTACTTCATCAACAACTTGACTTGAAAATGTATAAGAAAGAGAAGAAGGGGATTGTAAACTATATTCTAAATCCCCAACTAGTGATAATTCTACTAATTCTTTATTTAGAGATGCTAAAGATTCTTTAGCTAATTTATCATAATTGGCATTAGATGTAGGAGGTAAAGTTATTCTTCTTTTACTATCAGCACCAAAACCTAAAGCTATATCATCAGGGAAATTTTGTAATTCTCCTATTGTATAGGTTCCATCACTTAAAACTTCAAAAGTAATTGTTCCTTCTATGTCACTAGTAGGAGAAAATACAATGTATATTGGGGTTTCTTCCATTACTTAGTTTTACTTACTGTAGATTTAAAATTTTCTATTTGACTATTAAAATTTTGAACTAAACCTTGGAGATTTCCTGCAGGTAAAGATACTGATGAATTAGGTACTGGTTTTCCTTCTGGCCAGTTTTGTAGTCCCTGAAGTGAATCACATAATCCATCTAAAGCTTCCATTATATTTTTTAAACTACTTAAAAATTTATCTCCTAATATTAAAGATTCACTAGCATTATTTGCTCCTAATTTTATGTCTGTTGAATCTACGGTAAAACTTTTACTACCAAAATTTATAGAATTATTTGAAAATAAACCTACTGATTTTTCACCACTTAATAATATGCTATCTGTTTTTGCATTTAAAACTAATCTATCAGAATTTATAATAACTTGAGGTTTAACCCAAGCAGATGGTGATGTAGGTGGTGTTGAATATTCTTTATAATCTTCATTAGATACTCCAATTGGAATTTGTTGGTTAGAAGTTGCATAAATGCTTGATAGATCATCATTAATATTTTCAACAGTAGGTATCCAACCTTCATCCGATGAATTTGGATTTTGACCATTTCTAATAATAGTTATAGGATTACCATTTTCTCCATTATTAGACCAATCATTTAAAGGTATAAATGGAATAGGTGGCCTTGCAGTTCCTCCTAATCTTATACTATTTCCAAATCTACCCTCATATATTATATCACCAGCAAATGGAAGTAATGGATGAATATTACTTTGTTCTCTAAATGTTTGTTGAGAAGGATTAATAGGGCTATTTAAATCAATTTCTGTAGATTTATCTGTTACTCTTCTTACAGAACCTGCTTGGGTTTGTTGATAATCTTTTTGTTGGGAAGGTGGTAAATCAGTAGTAAGGATTGGGTTAGGATAAGCGTTGTGGTGGGGGCTGTTCCAAATGCTTATTACATTAATATAATAATATTCTTTTGATGTTGGAGACTGACCTTGTTCTTTATTAGGTAATGTAAAAATCAAAACCATTTCATTAACTAATGGAAATGATGATCTTTGTGGGGTAAAAGGTTTTACAACTATATTATCACTTCCAACAAATTCATTACCTTGGGCTTCAATAAATATAGTTCCTATACCATTCCATTCTCCAAAGTTTTTAAATTTAGGGTGAGATGAATCTAAAATAATATCTGTTACTCTACCAACAAATATTTCATTATGTCCTTCAATTAAAGCCTCTTTAAGATTAGATCCAAAGGTGCTAGTAAAGGTGTTATTTGCAATAGCTGCAAATCCTTTTCTATTTAATGTCATTATCTTCCTCTTTTGGGGGTAATTGGAGTTTATCCATTTCAGCTAACAGTTGTGCTTTTTCTTCTTCTGAAATTGCAAAATCTTCTCCACCTCCTGATTCACTTTGAAATATACGTTGAAGAATAGTTGCTATTTTAACTAATGCTTCATCATTTTTAATACCTAGTTCCATATATTCCTTTATTAAAGGAACAATCATAGTAGCATCACCAATATCCTGAATTAAGGGTTTAAGTTCTTTAATTAAAGCAGAAATTTGATTTTCTTTTTTCTTTTGATTATTATAAATTTCTTGTAAAAGGTCAGAGTATTTCTTTCCATTAAAGGTTATTTTATCTAAATGATTCATAATTATACGTTTTAGTCACGTATAAATATAAAAAGTTAATTTTTTTCAAAGTTAGTATATCCATTCTCTAAGAAAAAAATATAATTACCTTTAAAAATACTATATAACTTATTTGCTATTTTTGTAATTTTAGGAGTTTTAACATCTACCATTTCTCGAATGTAGATATAAAGTGCCTTTTTATTAAAAATATCTATTTGTTCTCTTTTTCTAAATAATTCTAATATAGCATCTGCAACCTGAGCATCACCTGATTTTGGAAATAATGTATCAAAGTTATTAGTTACATGTTTTATAAACTCATCAATAAAATAAGAAAGATTATCTACAATGGGTTCATCTTCTAAATCACAAGAATATGTTTCATCCTTATACAAATCATCTACAGGAGCATTTGCTACTCTTTTATTATAGTTTTTAGTATTATATACTATTAACCATCGTTTTACTATTGTACCAAAATAAGAATATGCTTTAGCACCTCTACTTGGATCAAATAAATGGATTTTTGACAATAAAAAAGTAATAATTTCATGCTGTAAATGCTCAATTTTATCTACTTCAGTGTAATAAAATTTAAATGTATGGATTATATTTTCGGTAAGTTTAAAAAAGGGATAATGAATAAACTCTTCATATATCTTACTTTTTATTGTTGTGTTAGAAGTTGCATTATACAGAACTATAGCATCTTCGGTTTCCTGAGTGAAGTAATTTTTAGATTTGGGTCGTCTTTTTCTAGCCACAATCACTTGAGTCTGGTTACTTTAAAATCATTTAAAATATCTTGTATTTCTTTAACCGAATCAAAAAATTGACCAACTTCATCATCTGCTTTAAAAACTCCACTGTGGTCAATTTCTTTTAATTTTTTATCTGATGCTTCAATTACTTTAGATAAAGCATCTAAATATTCTAAATAACCTACAAGAATATCTTCTTGCTTTTCATTTTTTCGTAGGAGATTAAAAGTCGTAAATCCAAGAATTACGACTAATACCCCTAAAGTAGAGATAAATACTATTTCCATTATAAATTACTTAACATATCTTTTAAACCCTCACTTTTTATTGTACCTAATGCTTTAGTTTTAGGTGTAGTTTTGGAATTATTGTTTAAGTTATAATTCTTCTTTTTGGGTTCCAAGTCTTTTTGAAATTCTCCTGAATATTCTTTTTCAAATTCAATTCTTGATGCCATTAAATCTGCTTGATGAATGATATATATTAAAGAAGTACGTGGTTTTAATTCTGGCATATAACTTTTTAAATATGGTTCATTTGAGGGATCATATAAACCATCATGTAATTTAATTGACAACCATTCATTTTCAGTTGGTATAATTCCATTATCTACTAATAATTTAATGGAACGATCTGGGACAGACATGTAGGTTAATTTTTTATTAAACTGATACATTTCACCCATATTCTTTTTTCTCCATTCATCCTGAGAGGGTAAATGAGCATAATTTTCACCATCTCCCATTTTTCCAAGATCATGATTTAAAGCAGAAAATACAAGTTCCTCTTCTGTCCAATTTTCTTCCACACCGAAATCTTTCCATACTTTACTAATTTTTAATGCTGATTCAATTACTCTAATA